CGCCCACATGGCCCGTATCATCAGATGCGAAGGTGGCCAAGCCTACCAACGGCTCAGTCTCCGCGTCTTTGGTCTGGACAGCACCCGCGACGCCATCACTCAGGGTCAAGTTGGCCCCAATGGCGACGGCTCCGTCCGACAGGATCGTAGCGACCCCTGCCGTCTGGAACCAGCCGTAGTAGTTGGCTTGGAAGGTCATCGGCGTGACGCCAGCGATGATGTAGTCGGTAGCCGCCGTCGCACCTACGACGTTATACCAGAGGCTGCCCGTGACAGCAACATCGGTAGCCGTCGTTACAGCCACTTCCAAACCATCATACAACGTAAAGGTGATGGCGTTAGAAGACGCGGCGGTGTTGGACTTGATCCGATACTGGTAGCCCTCGCCCGCATCATCAGTGATGTGGAGGTAGCCCCCCGCATACTGGTTCAGCGTAGCACTGCCTACCGTGCCGGAGTCGGTATAGGTCACTTCGGTGGCCCCTGCCGAAGCAGCGGTCAGCTTGCCATCGCTTTCAACGATAGCCGTAGCCGAAACATCCTGCGACACCAGCAGGCCACGATTGATCGCGGCAGCGGTATAGCCGTAGCGGAAAACCCGGCCATCGGCCAGTTCCAGCTTTTCGCCGATGTCATACCGCGCGGTGGAGGACTCTTCATAGATGCCCTGACCCTTATTGCTGCCAAGGCCCTCGCCACCAATGCGATTGGTGCCGAAGTTGGAGTTGCGAAACGTAGACATGTTATTCTCCTTCGCTCATGGGCGAGCTTAAAAGCCGCATTGGCTTGCGGCTCGGGAATGTTAGTCGTTGATATTGATGATAACACCCTGCCGACGACGATTGTTAGTCGTTAGCTGGATGCCGACGATGATAAAAGCCACCTTCGCCATCTGATTCGCAGGCTCGCGGAAGGGCGTCTTGGAGAAGTTCATTCCATTCTGCATCTTCAGCTTCAGGTAGTTGGTGTTGAGGAAATACATGCGGTTGGAGCCGCAGTCCCGGTCATACTGCACGGGGATGCCGCGATACGACGGCAGGCGACCATCGATGGAGTTGCCATCTTTGGCCGACAGGCGCTGGTAACCCGTGCCCTCAAAGATTTCCTCAAAGTCGGCATAGATGCCATTCGTGGTGAAGATGTGCGTGGGCTGCTCATTGCCCTCACTCACCTCGTTCCACAAGGTGGACATCCGAATCATACCCTCGTAGAAATCAGTCCCGGTGATGGTCTTAAAGCTGGTGTCGGCAGTCGCGTTCTCGACTTTGTTCTGCCACCAGCTATTGCCGGAAACGGTGATGCCGCCCAAGGTCGTGGGGGACGAACTCGGAGCATCCGCGATAATATCTTGGAAGCCCAGCGGCGACTTGCCCGTCTGCGCGGAATACAGGCTAGAGTTGATCTGGTCGCGCAGCGTCAGCATCGACTGCTGAGTCTTCGCTTCCAGCAGCTTCATAGCCGCATCCGTCTTCCGATTCTCCATCTCCTCAATGTGATTGATGGTGATGGGGCAACTGGCGTAGCGGAACGGGTAAAACGCCGCCGTGATGCCATCTACGGCATCGGTGTTGAGAACGTCATAGCCAGAGAAATATTCTGCCGAATTACCGGCATACAGGATGTCTTCCTGTATCTCTTTGCCGCCGTTCTCCATTTCCAGGGCCTTGCCAGAGCGAAAAGCCTCCAGCGTCGGGTATGAGTCAAAAAAGTTATCCGTAAGGCGCTTGCGCTTCGCCCTCATGGTGAGGGTCCACGCAGCATCCCAAGTTTCAGTTGTGGAAGTAGCTGCCACGATCATTTCTCCTGTTTATTCAAAACCCAGCCCTTGCAATCTTGCAAGGACTTCGTTGTCGGTTAATGCCGAACCGTCCTCCCCGGCGTCCATGGAAGCGTTGGCGCGCACTGCATTCTTCGCGCCCTTCCGTGTCCGCTTGTCGGCAGTCCGCAAAGCATTGGCGGCTTGCGCCGTAATGCCAGCGGCTTTCTCATAAGCCTCCTTAACAGAGTAAGGATTTCCAGTGATGGGATTGTTGTGCGGCGATCCATCAGGGTTGTTAGCTAACAACTTTAGGATCTCCTGCGTCCACTTGGGATTCCGCACATCCTCGCCATAGGCTTCCACCGCCTCTGCGACAGCTTCGTTGGTGCGACTCACCACCTGCTCTCGACTTTGGTCGATGATAGGGCCTACGGCAGCTTCGCTGCGCTCCAATCGCTGCATCAACATCTGATTCTGTCGCTCAAGCTGCGCGAAGCGATCTTCGGTCTTCTGGTTCACGTAGAAGTCCATAAAGTCCATTGCTTTATTTTCTTCGTCCGTGGACTGCGCTCGCAGTTGCTCAATCGGCGTATATTGCGGCTCTTGGGGCGCGGCTACCGCCTGCACCCGGTCTGCCCACTCATTACGCATGCGCTCGACTTGCTGTGCCTGCTCCTCATGCTGGCGGCGCTGGTCAGCAAGGTCTTGCATCTTGCGCGTATAGTCGGCCTGCTGGTTTTTTACCGCCCGGAGGACGGGCTGGTATTGCTCCGGCACCGTGTCTGGATCGCCTCGCGTCCAATCAAAGGTGTCGGGATCAAATGCCTCGGCACTGCTCGACTCAGAGTGTCCGCCCACGCTTTCTGAGGGTTCGTTGGAAGTGTCTTCGGGAAAAAGCTCTATGCTACCTACTTCTTCCGACGAAGAGTCCGCAGAACTTGTCTCATCTGGCGAGATGGAGTCCGCATCAAGTATGGCTTCGGACATGGGTGTTACTCCTTCATCTGGCTCTTGGCAGCGGCTACGGCCTCATCGGGCGTAGCTCCAAAAGACCATTCCGGCCCTTCGGGTCGCTCCATATTGGGGGATGTTACGTCTGCGGTAATGTGACACCGTGATCCACCTACCGCATCCGAAGATTCTACTACGTTATACTTTCTCAGGAGTTGCTGCTTATGGCTATACGACTCTACTACGCAGCCAAACCCCGCATGGTATTTACCATACATGCTGGAGTGGTTTTGGTGTAACGCATTGCTTTTGCTGAAGACCATGTTAGCTTCACCATCGCAAGCCTTGCAAGGGATGCGGCGCTGCACCTTGGTGTGCGAAGAAAAGCCAACGTCTTCTTGTCGCTTGCCGCAGGTCTTGCACTCAAAGTCGTGAAATAGCATTTAGTTTTGCCCCGGCGCTCGCTGTAGTTGCTGTGACATCTCTTGGGCGTTGCCACGCACCATGGAGATGATGTTGCCTTCTTCCCCGCCGCGCTCGCGCACCTCATCTGGCGAGGTCGCTCCGCCACCGCCCTGCGCCTGCCCCTGCGCCTTCTGCTGCAATATCTGCATGTGCTGCTGGACATGCTGCTGCGCTACGGCCATGACCTGCTGCTGTTGCGGCGGCAGTAGCTGCTGGAACTCTGGCAGCGTCTGTATGTTCTGATGAATCTGTAGATGCACCTGATGGTCTTCCTCGGGCGTAACATTGGGGTTGCTGCCCTGCATCAAGTAAGCCACGTTCTCTATGCTGGCGAGCTTGGCGGCATCGGCCTTGTTAGCCTGCCCCAAATACTTGTCGGGGTCACTCACCTTAAAGGCTTTGAGTAGCCCCTTGATGGCCTCCATGCGGTTAATCTCAGGAAGCTGTATCGTGTAGTTGAACAGGGCCAGCGCATCTTCGCGCTCAAGCTGCTCTGTTATGGGCGAGGTGCTGCCCGCAACGACATCGACCTTGAACCGCACCCGCAGCATGTCAGCAGAAACGGCTTCGTATACAGGCTCCATCTCATTTTCTGCGACGTTGACCAAGAACTCTTCTGGCGTATATCGCTGGTCCGCCATCATCCGCAGCGTGTTATGCACGGTGGTTTTGTAACAATCTGCCACACGCAACATCATCCACTCGCGGTTAAGTTGCCCAAAGCTGGCTTCCAGCGACGCCTGCGTGGCTGTTAGCTTGCGCCCACCGCCCATGGCCATCTGGCTAACATTGAGCGCCTGCTCTTCGTAGGAGCGAGCATCCGACTCCAGACCCAACTGATCGGGTGGCGGGTTGCCGAAGTCAAGTGCCTTGAATGACGCCTGTGGATCTTCGACCCAAATGATGTCGCCATCGCGCCCCTGCTCCAGCGTTTCGCCGATGTCGGCATTGGCATCGCGCTCGCGCCTTGCCCCTAAGACGGTGCGAGAGAAGCGTTTAAGGAGATCCGCCCGCCTCGACACCGACTCCACGATGAGCTTCTGCGTGTCTTCGGCATAGGCCATCGGCGGCTGGCCATAGAAGGATTCGGAGGTCTGGTCGAACTGCAAGGCGTAATAGGGGAAGCCGCCCGTTGTTAGGTATCCACCTTCAGGCTCAAACTCGCCCGTCATCAGTTCCTCGCCCGTAAATGGGTCCGGCATCGTAATGGGGCGCATGGCCAACATCGGGTGATCGATCTCTTCGATGGGTTCGCGCACCGACTCCGCGAAGGTGATGCGCTTACGGTGCATACGATCATGGATCTCGTATAGCACCGCCATCTTGCCCTGCTCTTTGGCTTCCGTTACCGCCGACGCTTCTTCGTTGTTTTCTGCGCCCTCGACATCGTAGAGGATGGTGTCGGTGTTGCTTTCGTCGTCAATGGCCTGTATCTGCCGCCGATTACTGAACCGCTCGTCGTTTTGGACGTATTCAAGCGGCACAATCATCTTCTCAATAACATAACGGGCATGGGAGAGCTTGTGCGGCGGCGTCAGGGGGTCAATGAACATGTTGAACGGATTTACCCGATGCACATAGGGGAAATCGTTGTTCATAGAGTCATTGATCGTATAGGGCGCTACGATGTCATCGTCGCCGGGTGGGTTATACCCATACTTGAGCCACCCCACATCGCAGAACAACGCATCGAAGATGACCTGCTGCACCTCCGTCTTGGTGTCCATCTGCTCCAAGGCGGCGTTAGCTACCCGCTCCAAGATGTCGGCGGCAAACTCCTTGCCCGGCTCCTCCACATGGAAAAAGACATGTGGATAATTATAGCTGATAGAGGCGATGATCTGACGCGACAGTGGGTAAAAGCGCGACACCCGCACCGTCTTGTCGGCAGGGAGGCCCTCGACATCGAAGTCAAGCTCATACGTCTTGAGGAGCCGCCGCCAAACCTTATGGCGCGCCCTCATCCATAACTTCGTGTTTTCTATGGCCTTATGCCAAAAATCAACTTCAGATTTCTTCATAAATCACCGGGAGGACGGCTTGGGCGTCCCGTTGAAGCCCTTGGAGCCGCCGCTTTTCTTCCTCTTGTTACTAACAGACTTGCCCGTGCGAGCCGCCTCCTTCTTGGCTGCGGCCACGCCCTTCGGCGTATACGAAAAATGCTTGTCACCGACTTGGGGGGCCATTACTTGGTCTTTTTACCCTTTTTCAGCGTTTCCGCCTGTGCCGCCATCGGCTTGGCGCGCTTGGGGCCACTCGGCTTGCTGCGCGAGGGCTTGGGGGTGCCGTTAAAGCCTGCCATAGTCTTTTTCTCCCTAAGAAAGGATGGACCAACGGGAAATAGTTTCCCATAGGCCGTGTTAGTGCGCTGTGTCATAGCGGCCCTTCCTGCGTGGGCCTTTTGTTAGCGAGTCTATCGCCTGCTGTGCTGTGCCTTCATAGGGGATTTCTGGCGGAGCCTGATGCGGCTTATAGCAGTGCATCATGGCATAGCGCCATTCGTCAGCGGCATGGTC